ATCTTCATGAACGGCAAATACATTCGTTAGTGTGCTCATAATAAATCCTTAAAAGGAAGGGGCCGAAGCCCCGACCTTGATTAGCAAGAACCGCCGTAAGCTTTTTTCATCTTACCACCGGTTTTGTACTTTTGAATTACGCCACCTGTAGCGTACTTCTCAATTACCCCACCAGTTTTCAGACCTTTATGAGCTTTAGACGCAGACTTATCTGCATGAGACTTAAGATCGCCTTTAATGCCTTTAATAGCTGACATCTCAGCTTTGTGCATCTTAGGAGACTCAACCTCACCGCCTTTTTTGCGCATCATTGGTGCTGCCATTGGGGCCGGCATAGCGCCAGTCTCCATACGAGTGGGGATACCACCCATACCGATACCGCGCTTAGGCATGGCAGGAGCCATACCACGACGAGCAGCCATAGAGGCGCCACGTGCAGAAGCACGTTCAGGAATAACCCCGCCCTTAGCTTTCTTTACTGCGCCACCGTCTTTGAGCTTCAGTTCAACTGAAGGCTCAGTGGTTTTCATCTTAGGCATTGGTTTAAATTGACCCATGATTGTGCTCCTTATGCTTGTGTGACGCCAAAAGCGCCGATACGAGTTGCATTTGGGCCTGCCGCAATTGCTGGCAGGGCTATTCCCATCACAAGGCGCTTAACACCGTCCGCCGCAGAGGAGGGCAAATAAGTGCCTCGCACATCTCCAGTTGTGGTGGTTGCTGTGGCAGTAGCGGCAACAGTCATAGTGCCAGCATCTTCAGCCAAGGTGTTGTCCCAACCAGCGCGGGTGACGTAACCTCTATCTGTGATGCGCAATGGCGCACCTAAGATGTCGGTTGTACCTACCGCAACGGTTACCACGCTTGCGCCAGAGGAGACAACACTGGAAATTTGATAAAAGGCTTTTTTACCATTTACAGTTGTTGATGCCGCTGTACCTGTGGCAATCACTTCGCTCATAGCTTGACCGTAATAGTCGTACCCTGAAACAGTAATGTTGACAGAAGTTGGAGTACCAGCACCAGTGGTTGTAGAAACCGCACGAGGGCAGTCAAGTTGCAAGCCTGTTGCGCCGCCATATATAGTTGTTGATGTGACACCAGCACCTGCGGCAAGCGTGAGCGTGGTAGCAGTTGTGATAACAGCGGCAACAATGTTGGTTGTCAGTTTTGCTTGTGGTACAGCATCCCAAACATAGATGCGACCCAGTGGGCCAACACCTACGCTCATTGGAGATGGGTTTTGCAAGAAAGCATTACCAGAGCCAACGATGGTGGCGCTTGCCACAGTTTGTGAGGCGCTTACGGTGTAAGTTCCTATACCGCCAGAACCAGTACCAAAAGCGGTAATGTAAGTTCCATTGGTAAGTGAGGTTGAACTGTCAAGAAACATACCCACAGTAATTGGATCACCAGAAAGCAATGCGGTAACAGTTAATGTGGTGGTAGCAATTGAACCAGTAAAAGTTGAAACAGCAGGGTATTGGTCCATACCCTGAGTCGTAATAGCGGAACCTAAAAATAGGTCGTCGGAAAATTGAGGCATTTGATCTTCTCCTTGAAAAGCTTGATCAGATTAAAAAAAAGGGCTGGCTTTTTAGACCAGCCCTGTTTGCTTTAGACGCCAGCAGTGCCGAAAGCGGCACGCGGATCTGTAAAGCCTACGTCGTAACGCTCTGTAGCCTTGTAACGCATGGAATCGGTTTCAAAGTCACCTTCCATGGTCTTCTCAAGACGACGACGCATTAACAACTTAAAGCCTTCTGGTGCATCAGTCTGCACAAAGAATGCTGTAGATGAAGTCAAGCGCGACAGAACTGCGGCACCCTCGTCCAACAAGCCAATTGCCTTGATGGGGTTGATGTCATTGTTTGCGTTGCCTGTACGAAGGACAGACTTCAACAACACTTCGGCTTGGAAGATGTTGCCCGGTGCCACGATCAATTGACGTGGAACTAAACGAATCTTCTTACCGTTGTTGTCAACAGCTTGGCGGATTTGGATCAACAGTTGTTCCAATGATGTCTGCGACAAGTTAGCTGATGTAGCCAACTGGTTGCTAAACGTACCGTTCACGATTGGGTGAGCAGTATTAATCAAAGAAACGCCGTCGCCACCGGGGTAGCTGGAGTTGAAGGCTGTGTTCAGCACGTTAGCTGACAACAACTCTTTGGTTTCCACCAAAGATTGTGCCAAGTGGCGTGCATAAACTTGACCGATACGGATGTGATCGCCGTCTTCAACGAGCACTTTGGTCAAAGCGAAGGCCAAGCCATACACTTTGTACACATAGCGCTTTAAGAAGAGTACGCCACCTTGCTGATAGGTAACTGGAGTACCGTCAGGCAATTGTGGAGCGGCGCCAAATCCATAAAGGACGGGCTCTTCGTGGTAGTTACGTGGAATACCGTCTTCTTCGCGGAACACTCGGCTCCACTCGTCGGCACGTTGGTCATAGACTCCATCGAAGCATTCATTGAGGATAGGTTCAACAATACTTCTAAAGTCCGTACTGCGCATTGGTGCGGCCATGATTGGACTCCTTAAATGGCGTTAATGGTTGCGACAAATTGACTGCGTGAGACTTGTACTTGCACAACTGTGTAAGCATCGCCCCAAGCGTTGTCAACGCCGTTATAAAGACCGATGATTCGTAAATCACCGACCGCGCTTGATCCCGCAAGGGATGTGGAGATTGTGCATTGAGACAAACCTGTGGTTGTTGAACCAGCAGATACGTTTGTAAAGTTTGCTTGATCTCCGATGGAGGTTTGTGCCAAAGAACCATCTGCCTGAATATCGTAAACAATATTTGGGTCAGAGTAGTAATAAGTCACTTGTGAGCCAGTTTGGTATGCAGTATTTGCAATCCATTGGTTACTGACTTGACGACGACCAGTAAGGTCGGTGTACTCTTGGCCAGCGAAAGCACCTTGAAAGGCGCTACCAGCCGTAGCGGTAATGATGACACCGCTAGAGTTGAGGGCTACAGGTTGGCCTTTTAAAAGGCCAGTGCTATAACCAGATAAAATACCGTTGGCAAGCGCGACCGGACGATCCAAACCAGAGGGATGGAAAGAAGGACGCAGACCAAACGGAGCAGAGGTAGAACTCATAAAAACTCCTTAGTTAAAGATTACCCAGAAAAGACTGGGACTTTGCTTGGTTGCTGATCAAAAGTGCCAAGACCTTCGCCTTCAACATTAACTAGTGACTTTCCATTGCTATCTCTTTGCCCTTGGAGACTTTCAAGTTGAACACGGACTTTGTCCGCCTCTTCCCTTGGCTTGTCATGATGGTGATACAACATGAGATCCTGATAAATATCCATTGGCAATTTAAACAACAACATCTCGTTACAAGCTATATGACCAATTTGCTCTCCAGATTTAACCTTGTAATCTTCATAGCCGGGTAACTCTTCAGATTTAACTGGCACGTACCCATTGCGAATCCGTTTATCGATTGAATCGTAGCTATTGGTTGTCGAAAGCCAGCAAAGGTGCCACCCATCCATGTCGGGTAGTTTTGGCAGTGCTGATTGCGTCCATTCCTCGTCCCACATCTTGCGACGTTCTTGCGTAGAAATGAACTTAATCTCTGGGGCTGAGCGGGATGCCTCCACACTTGCGCGTTCCTGACGTCCGCCAGCCTTCAGAGATTTTTTTAAACGTGATTCCATATTATTACTCCCATGTATTAGTTGCGGTTCAAGCGATCGAACTTGACGAATTCGGCGATCATCTTCTTTTTGCGTTCTGGGTTGTCCCATGCACCAATCTCCTTCATTGCTTTAACCCTTTCAGGCGAAAGCATGAACTGAGAGCGGTTGTTACCCCCAAATGCGGCTGAAGCTTCACGACCAGAACTTCCCACTACGTTCCTCGGTTTCCTAACGATGGAATTATCGTTTGTGTTCTGATTGTAACGGTGTGGTAGAGATTTTTGCAAGCGGCTATCTAGTTCATCCCAATAATCAGGATCAGATGGATCCCAACCTTCGGTAACTAGCAACTCATCTACCTTCTTAGCGATCTTGCTGTCGCTGTCATTTGCGTCTGGCACATACCAAGAGTTACGCTTCATCCAATCAGCGGCATTACGCTGTACTGTTGGGTCTGGCAACTCATGACGTGGCTGTTCTTGCACCTCTTGTGAAGCACGATTCTTCATGTTTTGCAATTGCGCAAGCTGGTTCTCAGATTCACGCCACAAAGTCTGTGCATCTACCATTGCGTCGCCGTCACTGTTCTCTGCGGCCTCTTTAAGCTTCATCTTGGCGTATTCCAAGCGTACTTGGCTATCCTCGATGTTCTTATCAATGCGTGAGATCTGACTGTTCTTGGTTTCGCGCTCTACATTCGACAATCTGCGCTTGAATTCTTCATTCTCACGCTGTAATTGACTAAGGCGGATGTCTTTTTCTTCTCTTGTAGCCCTTTGAGCCAGTCTTTTGGCCTTGCGGATGTTGCGTTTGGCTTCCCTAAGCTCCGCATTGTCATCAGGATGGTCTGCATCCTCTGCATCAACGTCACCACCCTTTGATTTTTGATTAGAAGACTGGTTATCTTGATCTGTATCGTCGTCATTGAGCATGTTGTCAGGCAAATCTACGACTGCGGAGCCGTCTTTACCCTCTTCAATATTCAATTCCAACTGTTCTTTGGTATCTGTACTCATTTTTTCGTCCCCTTAAACATAAGCTTTGAAAGACAGTGGATCGTCAGTGATTTTTGCAATCACTTCGTGGTCATTTATCGTCATGAATAGCACTGGATCTTCTTTGGAGTCTCCATTGGGGTCATTACGCTCCCAACGATCTCCACCCCAGCGTGGTACGCGCACGAAATCACCTACTTGTGCCCAAGTTCCCTCTGGCCAAGACTCCATGGTGTCGCGGTTTTTGTATGCCAAAGGCCCAAGTGCCACGACCTTACCGATCATGTTGTTCCACTTTTCGTTTTCTTTGGTTTCATCGACGATGATGATCATTCCAGCCTTCTTTTTAATGCGACGTAATTGAACAATTACGCGCCCTCCAAGAGGTGTCTGACCAGCATTTACTTTGGGGAATGCCCACTCCAACTCTTGAGGATCGGACGCTTGCGCGCTTCCCTCGATCGTTGGGATCTTTTCTTTCTCACTCATACTAACTCCTAAAATGCACCATAATTTCAGATGCGTCATTTATGCGTTTTTCAACGCGGCCTCGTCCTTTAGGGGGACTTATTCTTGATTTCTGTCTTCGTCTAACATTCGGTTAATGGAGTCAAGGACAAATTGCAGTCCCTGATACTCACCAACCATTCGTTGATACGCTTCCCACGTAATTGCGTTGCCCACAGCAAGAGATGAGGCAATCTCTCCTTGGCGTAGCTTCACTACGTGGATAACGGGGTCAATCATTTCTTTTTAGCTTGCGATAAACCACTCTTAGGCTTGGCTTGTGAGCCGCCTTTTGGTTGCATGCTTTGTCCATCGAGCTTCTCGCCCATAGCCATGCGTTTGTGATAAGGCACGTTAATGCCTTTTTGTTCTTGATCAGACGTTGCCATTTGGGGCTCCTTGAGGTTGTGACGTTTCCGTCGGTTGTTGCATAGTCGCTTGTTGCAAGGCCATTTCCTGCTCCATTGCGTGCTTCTGCATATCGTTAGCTTGCTCTGTGCCATGCATCTGCAAGGCGTTTTGCTCGGCTGTGTTTTGTTGAATTACCTGACCAGTGATCTTAGCGTTTTCTATCGCAATTTTGGCGGCGATCTCCTTGTCGTGTTCAGCAGATTGAGCAGATATTTTCAGTTGTGCCTCTTGAGCACGCTGTTGATCTGCCTGAGTCTTGCGCTGTGTCTCTGCCATGCTGGTGTCTTTGACGACTTGCGCATCTGGTGGCAGGTTCTGCTTGGCAGACTGTTGACGCTGTTGAGCTTGCTGTATCAACTGCTGGAAGGCAGGTATGAACTGTTGGAACACTTCTTTGACGTCCAACGTGATGTGGGCACCAACCGTTGTATACAACTGGTCGATCATTGCCGTCATCTTTGGATCGTCGTAATTGTCAATTGGCTTGCCTTTGTTGGCTTGAGCCACATAACCATTCGAGCGGTTCAAGTACCACAGAGTCATGTGTTGCTTCAAATGCTCAATTAGGTGGTTTAGATACTGTGGATCCGCAAATGGTGACTGTCCCAAGAATGGGTTCAGGCCAAACTGCAAGTGATCCTGTATATGGGCAATGTGATCCTGTTGCATGTACGCGTAGGCTGGCTGTCCAATCAGCATAGCCGCGTTCTCATCAGCAGAAGTCCGTTGTTCAGGCGCAGGCACGTCTTTCATCAGTTCATTGATGTTTGGCACCTTCATCTGCTTGAGGGATCTGGCCAACACGTTATTCATGTTGAACTGGTCAGGATGCTTCTCGGCCAAAGCTATGACAGCTTGCATTTGAGCCATACGCTGAGTCTCAGAGAAGATGTGGGGGTCAGAGACTGGCACCACGTCTGTGTTCTTTGCAAAGTCTTCGCGCTGTATATCCAAGTCAACTACAACTTCAGACTTGCGCATCTCGTCAAAGTGCCATCGGTTCAACCGACACAGGATCTTCAGCACACGCCCTTGGCTTTCGTGTAATCGTGCATGGATAGCACTAAACACCGCGGCGCCTTGCTCAATCAGAGCTTGTGTGGTGCCTACAGGGGCATTAGCGTTGACGTCAGCGATCTTTTCTTCACTGGTGGTCACTACCCCCTTAGCCGCGTTGTCAAGCCAGCCTAGAAGCTGGAATAGAACTGCGCTAGGTGGGTTGAATGGCATAGGCATAGCGATCTGACGGATGTCAGTGACGCCGGGTGCC